TTGTGTGACTCGTGGCGAACTTACACTCACGGTAGCGATCATCAGCCTGATCTTTGTGGGAATAGGAGTGCTGCTCTATTTCTTGTGAAGTAGTGAACTGGGAGGGGAACTATGTTGAAGTTGGAATATATCCCGAAGGGTATCGACGAAATCGTTGAGTACTATGGCACCGCCGGCCGGATCGTCGACGGGCAGTTCAAAGTCGATCCTGATTGGTTCACCGAAAACGTCAAGGTGTTTCACCTCTCTTTTCCCCTCCGGCAGAGCTGGGATTACCGGGAGATCCGAGCCTTTCATGCACACAAGAAAGTTGGCGCGGTTATGGTAGATGCCCTGGAGGAAATCCACGTTTTTTACGGGCTTCGGCTGATGCGACTGCACGGTCTTGATTTTTGGGGCGGAGTATACAGTCCGCGGCTGAAGCGAGGATCCCGGGAACCATCGACACACTCCTGGGCGATAGCCATTGATTATTGTCCGGGGTTGGGACCGTATGATGAGCCGACGCGGGTTCCCTGGCCGATCGTGGAAGCATTCCTGAAGCGGGGATTCGTGAATCTGCCGGAGAACGACGGGATGCACCATCAGGCCTGTGAAGGATTTTGAGATGAAATTGAATGCGAAGGACCTGCTGCAGAAAGCCTGGGTGTTCGAGGTGATCTGGCTCCTGCTCAATTTCCAGATCTGCCTGTATTTCTTTCCCGCAAAAGTGGGGCCTTTCATGCAGGCGCTGCCGCTTCTCACAACGCTGATCGGTGGTCAGGGACTCCTGGCCGCGGCAGGTCCGGAGATCAAGCGGCTGATCGAGTCAAAGAACGGGGGAGGCACATGAAAAATGGCACGGCGATTGTTCTCTCTGTGGTGCTTCTGGTTATTGGGATTCTTCTTGGTGCTGGTGCCGGCTGGATGGTGCGAGGACGAGCGGCCGACCGAGACTTGGCGGAGCTTGCTGAGCGAAGCGCTGCTGATCTCGCAGCGGCTCGAAAAGCTCAACGAGCAGCTGTCCAACGAGCTGACAGTCTCTCGTTCACGCTCAACCGAGCTGCAGACGCAGCTCGGGAACTTGCTGGACGAGCACGTGATGCTGAAGAGCGAGCTGAGCGATCTGAGGCGACAGTCCGAGAGCTTGTCCGGAAAGCTGCAGACCTCGAAGCAGGAATCGAAGTTGCTGCAGGAGCAGCTGAAGAAAGCGGAAGCCTCCTCCGACGCCTTCGCGAGATCCTTCTCCGACTACAAGCTGTTGGCCGAGGCGAGAATCAGGAGCCTCAAACGTCAACGTAATCTGGCGGCGGGAGGCGGGATCCTCGCGCTCATTCTGGCTGTTATCTTTGGGAGCCGGTAAGGCCTTGAGCTCTGACTGTTTTCTGACCAAAACATTGAAAAAGCTTCCTTAAACTGCCCGGATTCAGCGGAAAAGCGTAAGGAATACGCACAAAAGGCTCCTACGGTATCATTCCGGCCGGTTCGGGTCCGAGAGGCGGGCGGCTAGAACATCTACCGGCACTTTATCGGCATTTTATTTTCTGATGCCATGTCTTCATCTACGTATATGTATAGTAGAAACATCATTTTAGGGGTTGAAATCGTTCGTGATATGCGTAAATATCCTATATGTCCGTCGACGATGGGCCTTTTAAGCTGTGGGTCGCCGGTGCCCGGCGCTGAGGCTACGGTCACATCGATTCTTTTCTGAGCGTTCTGCTTTGGTACCGGGGGTACCAAAATGCGTTGCCAAGGGAGGCAAAGCCTGTTGTTGTCGAGGAAGCGCTATGCGTAGATTGCTACACATTTGCAAAGTAAAACCAGTTTTTTCCATAATAATGTTCCCCTAGGGGCTAAGTTTGCAAAACCGTAAGTTCTTTTATTGAAAGTACTTACGGTTTTCTTTTGACCCCGAGGGTACCAAAAAGGTACCAACTTGCAATTGCAAACACTGCCAAAGCGGGTTACAATGTCCGATCATGCCCCGTTTGCCGAAAACATATCATGAGCATTTCCGCCTGAAGAAGAAACGGGGCCGCTGGTATGTGCTGTACCGCGGCGATGAAGCGCATCCCAGATCCACAGGGATCCCGGTAGACACCAGGTTCGCTGACGAGAACGAATCGGCTGCGGTGAACTGGGCCTATGCGAATCTCTACCAGGACAAGCCGAAGTCCATCACCCTGGAGGAATACGCACACGGGTTCTTCGATCCAGAGACTTGCAAGTGGACCAGGCGCAATATCACCGGCCGGCGGCAGAGGCAGTTCAACTCCCTCTATCTGAGCACCAAGCGAGGCTATCTGAAGAACTACATCATTCCCCGGTTTCGCTCCGTGCCGCTGCATATGATCACCGCGGACATGATCGACGATTGGCTCGAGGAGCTGGACTCGGTCCAATACGGGACCCCGCTCTCCGGATCCTCACTGGACAAGGTCCTGCATACTTTGCGGATCATCCTGCAGCAGGCCAAGCGCGACGGCCTGGTCAAGGAGAATGCGGCCTACGACATCGAGCCCTTCGATACCACCAAGGGAAGCCGCAAACGCGAGCCTTTCACCCGGGCGGAGGTCCGGAAGCTCTATCCGGGGGACCTGCAGGAGTGTGTCCGCATCTGGGGCACAATGCAGTGGTACAGCTACTTCCTGATGATGTACACCGGCGGCTTGCGGCCGCAAGAGGTCAGCGCCTTTGAGTATCGCGACTGGATCCAGGAAGAACACGGCGCCATCTTCCACCAGCGCCTGGATACGAACACTATGCAGATCCTGGAGGGGTTAAAGACGGTCAAGAACGGGATGACCGTGAAGGCGGTGCCGTTCAGCGACCGTCTCGAGGAGGTACTTCGAGGCTTGGTGTTCCGGGGGACTCCCACCACGGGGCTGTTCTTTCTCTCGGAGAACGGCCGGCCGATCGGTTCAGAGACGGCCAACAAGCACTTCAAGGCCTCGGCGAAGCGGGCCAGCGTGGAGCTCGGGAAGCGGACCCAATATAGCCTCCGGCATACCTACTACACCGAGCTTCTCAAGGAGATCCCGGAGCGGGATGTGGAGCAGCTTGCAGGGCACACCACACTGCGCAAGGAATACGACCATCGGAAGGGGATCGATTTTTTGCGCCGACGTCAATCGATCCGAGCGGCCGTGAACGGGCTTACTGCGTGAATCGATCCCAAAGGATCCGGGAAGTCCTGGGCTGGAAGCAGGAGACGACGCAAAACGGCTATACAGAGTTCAGTCCGGGGGACCTAGGGGACCTGCGGCAGGATTGAAACACTGCTAGATCGGCCCACTTTCATAGCCCTGGTAAACCGAATGGATGGCGGGATACTTCGTCCTGTCCGGCGCTCGTTATCGGTACTTCTTGTTTCCCAGGCTACAAACAGATATACTTCTATGTGAAAACCGAACTGGAGTTAGCTCACCTTGCCAGAAACATATAATCTCTATTGTGATGAAAGCTGCCACCTCGAGAAAGACGGCCAATTGGTAATGGTGTTGGGAGCGGTTTGGTGTCCTATCGAGAAGAAAAGCGAAATCACCAAACGCCTTCGCGAAATCAAAGCTGATCATGGTCTTCCATCTCATTTTGAAACGAAATGGAGCAAAGTATCTCCGGCCAAGACATCGTTCTATCTGGACACGATTGACTACTTTTTCGACGACGATGATCTCCATTTCAGAGCTTTAGTAGTGCCAGATAAGTCGAAACTCGATCACAAAGCTTTCAACCAGAAACATGATGATTTCTATTACAAGATCTACTTTGATATGTTGAAAACTATTCTTCTCCCGTCCGCGAGGTATCGTATCTACATAGATGTGAAGGATACTCGAGGGGCTACAAAGATCAAGAAACTCCATGAGGTCTTGTGCAACAACATATATGACTTTTCAGCGGAGATTATCGAAAGGGTACAACTGGTAAGATCTAATGAGATGGAGCTTCTCCAGCTCACCGATCTATTGATCGGTGCAATTAGCTATGCAAATCGAAGGCTAAGTAAGAGTCGGGCTAAGATGACTTTGGTAGATAGAATGCGGGAAAGATCGGGATACACTCTCATGAAGACAACGTTGTATCGGGAGAACAAGGTGAACATACTGTGCTGGCAAGCAAGGGAGCTATCTGATTGAGTTCTTTCCCGGATTTCTTGCCTGCGTTGGTTTCTACGAATGGATCCTGGCCCACTGTGCTCAATAGACTCTATTCTGTATTCAAAGAGGACATTGTGTCCCTGCGTTTCGGTGGTATGAAAGTAATCACAGACAACCGGATACTGCCCGACGGAGACGGAAAAGAAGAGGGATTTTGGCACCTCATCACACGCATGGATCGGGATAGGGAGAAACGACTACTGGATCCGCGACGAGCAGAAAGGCTGCGTTGGATCAGGTCGATTATTGAAAATCATGATAGGGAAGAGGTTCTGGTGTTTGAATACAGGGAGGAAACATCCAGAAAGGGTCTACGTACATATTTTTGGCTTTCAGACCATAACTATGTGATAATCCTACAGAAGAGGGGGAGAGTATACGTTCTATTGACTGCCTACTTCATAAGCAGCAACAACGTCCGCAATGATCTAAGACGAAAGTATAAAGAAAGCCAGAAATGACAGAAGCCGCCCTCGAGCGGCCTCCGAGCTCCTTCTACACCTGGCAGATGAGCTTCTGTCTATACTATCGCACATACTCATCTTGCTGTCAAACACTTTTTTTGCTCTTTTTTGCTGTTTCCTCTGCTCCAGAGGCCCGCTGGGCCTGCAGGACCTCTTCCACCTGGTGCGGCTGCATCACGCCGATCCGGACCAGAAACTCGCCGATCTTCTCACTCATATCTCAATTCCGTCAGAATTTCGCCGACGCGACCACTAGAGCATCCCAAAGAATACATCGATGCGTTTTTTCAGCGGTCGATCTCCTCCAGGCGTTCTTGTGGCATCCTCGAGCTCAGTTTGATAGAATTTGATACTATGGTGTTCCTTGCCAATATATATTACCAATCGATGAAAACTAGGTCCTTTATCATCCGAACTTTTAAACCATGACAGGGCATTTATTCGTTTAGCAAAATCCGGCCGCTCTTTCTGGATGTAGTCGGTTACGATCTGCTTTCCGTCTTGAATCTGTATTTCGTAGTCGTCCATTGCCCTTTCTACTCAGAAAAATCCCCTCGCCCCGGAAACGCGTTAAGCCCTAGCGGATACCGGGAGTAGTTCGCCCCAGAGCGAGGAGGAATTCGTTCATTTTATCGATACTTCTTCTACATTAATGCTTGCATATTCATATTCAGGAGAACGTCTATGCATAATTTCAAACTCTTTAGACATTCCGGGACCCAGGGTGTCATTCGAATTGGTGAAATCGGTGTCTATGACATTCTTCTCAGCATCCTTATAATGTGCTGTAATTTTATAATAGCGTATCGTTTGGTCGCCAGTGTTCTTTACACGTCCCCTGATATAGCTATAATCTCCCTTGAAAGTCCATTTCCATCCTTCTTCAATTTGCACAAAATCGAGATAGTCCTCATCTTCTTCATCTTGAATTGCTAACATCCAGCCAAGTGCTTTCTGTCGATCATTTTGATAATGCTTCCGGACAAGGACTCGAGCTTTTGAATAATTTCTTGCGACTAAAGCTGTCATAATTTCTTCATCTTTTTGTTTTTCAGTTTTGCAGCTCAATATCGAAAAGACTATCAGGAAAAGGAAAACGATTTGAATTAATTTCTTCATCTCACAACCCCCCTCTTCTAATTATATCCCATCCCCGCCATTCCGCAATCAAAGTGTTTTATCCTCCAGCCCAAGGATTCCAATAAGTGAACTACTCCACGTAGCCGGCGACTTGAATGATATCCGCATCTAATCCGGTATTCTCTCTGAATAGCGCACCATCGACATAGATTCTTGCGGTCACTGTCCCCGTACTCAAACTATTGGTAACCGTCAGGATCACATAGTCGCCCTTTTCAGTTTCCACGTCCACCGACCATGGAGACGGTCGATCAATGAACGTGTTGAAACCGCCTGACCAGAAATAATTTCCGAGGACCAATCCAGAGGTCGAACTTGCGTAGAACCGCACGGTGCGGCCTGGGTCCAGATCACACGATAGCAGTAGAAAAATAACAAGAATGACCAGTAATGCAGCAATAATCTTTCTTTTCATATCGCAGCCCTCCTTCTCTTCATTATACACCATCCTCCCCCCATCCCCTCTATCCCGCAATCAGTCTTTTTTCCCCTGTTTCAAAGGTATTCGATTGCTCTGCAACCACGACAAAGCTCTATCGTGGTCTTTGAACATTTTCACTCTATTCTTTATGCCCAGCAGCTGATGGATCGAGCCCCAGATTGCCCGTTTCATCGCTTTTCGATCGACAATACAAAGGCGAAAATCCTCCCGCTCGATCAGGTGCTGCCAATTCGTCTTCACGTAGTTCCGGAACTCCTCTGATTGAATGGGCATGTTGTTCGCATCGACGATGAAGTATATCTGGTCGAAATAGCTCTTGCGCTCGCAGAAGATGTCCCAGAAATCACTGAAATGATAGGGATACAGGCCGGGATCCCACACACCGGAAACCTTCAGTAAGACGATCTGGCGCCAGACCCAGACCTTCCAGTTCTTTGACTGAGACTCTATGGAATACTCGGAGTTCTGGATGATGTATCGGTGAGTGAGTTTTTCCGGGATTTCCGGTTTCAGGTTCCCCATGCTTGGATATCTTGATCTTTTATCCGCCTGCTGACTATCAGGGATTTCCCTACACGATATCCTGAAATCCCTGAGATGAGAATCCAGAAAAATGATTTTTCCGTGGCAGATTTTAGTGTTGGAGAGGTCTTTTCCCTTCCGCTCATCCCACCTTCTCTTTTTTTGCCCTCGCATGGTCGTCTGAGTATTGCTTGCCCGTGACAAATCCATAAGCTATGTCCATGAACCTTCGGATCATGGTGGCATCCCAGAACTGGATCAGCTCCACGAGATCGTGGAGTGGTTGATTTATCATAACCCGTTCTGCAATAGGATCGAGTTTTTCTGGCAATTTGATCTTCTTTTCCAGCCGATTGATGGTTTCTCGTAGGGCTTTAACTTCATCTATTCGCTTGCGATGGCCGAGGTCGCCTTCAGCGAATGACATCTCTCCGAGAAAGACATATGGGTCGTATTTAAGCTCTCTTGCTATCTTGAGAAGCTCATCGCCCTTGATGCCACCCTGGATCTTATCTTTCTCTAGTTTTGATATGTAGGTTTGGTCTGCACCAATGATTACAGCAAGAACAGCCTGACTTTTCCCCCGGGATTTGCGAGCTTCTTTCAGCAGTTTGCCAGGAATAGCCAAACATCCTCCTACCTCCCAGTAATCATAGAATAGGCCATTTCGCCTATAATTGCAAGAAAATCTCGAAAAAAAAATGTCGAAGATATTGACAATAAAGGTAATTTCGCCTATTATTAGGCCATGAAGAAGCTCAAACAGCCTATAAAAACCCCGAATGGCTTATCTCAGAAGATAACGGGTATTCTTGAATGGACTGATTACATGCGCTTGCTCCACTATTGCAGATCAACCAAGCAAAGCCAGATGGAAGTTGTGGGCCAGGCGGTTGTCAGTGAGCTCGACCGCCAGGAGCGGGCCGAGCAGGAGGGGCGGGAGTGATGGAGCCGCTGCTGAAGACCAAGGAGGTGGCGGAGGTGTTTGGCATCCCGCCCTGGGCGGTCCTGCGGCTTGTGCGCAGGGGGAAACTGGGGGCGTACAGGATAACGCCTCGGCTGATCCGGTTCGACCCGGACGAAGTGCAGAGATATATCAAGGATCAGGAGGGACGCGATGGCGGGATTGAGATCTAAGGAGCCGCTACCGCCAAAGGCGGTGGTAAGGAAGCGGGAGAGCAAGCTGATCGGGCTGATCCGGGCTCTGGAACACGAGGGATGCATGGTCATCAGTGTGGAAAGAGACTGCGATCTCCAGGGCCTTTACACAGGCTACCTACGAATCGTGGTCAATCCCACTCAACTTGGTCGCAGTGCCGAGATCAAGCTTAACGGAAAAACACTAGCTGAAGCTATTGTTTCTTGATGTATTCCCGGATGAACCCATCAGCGATAGCGACTATTGGCTTCAATTCGTACACCACTCTTCCGTCGGAATCCTTTCGGAAGATGTCTTCTCGCAGCTGTTCTGGTACCAACGCCCAGAATTGGATTGAAAGCTCCAGGGCTTTCGCTCTTAGCATTTGTTCGTTCATAACAGCCCTCCTTCTGGTTCGAAAAGATGTTCCTCTGCTCAGTATAGCCGGTAGAAGGGCTTCTCTCAAACTCGGGAGGGCCCATGCGTAGACCTGTCGGCCGCCGGCATACTCTGGACGAAACCCTGGCGCTGGTGCAGCGGAAGGGCTGTAAAGTCCGGATGTTGCCGGCGCAAACCTTGGCGCTAGCGACTGTGTTGGTCCCGGATCCTGCCGAGCTCGGCATCAAGAGCTGGGGAGCCCTGGACTATCTGCAGCACGTGCACGGCTACCTGGTGTCGCTAAATGGAGGAGGGAAGTGAAAATTGACTTCCATCGCAAGCAGGCGCTGATCAAGGCGGCCCGGGAACGGTATGGCCGGATCGAGCCCTGCAGCTCCAAAGAGACCCTCGAGGAGTGCTTTACCGAGGAGGACCGCTACGGTTTGGCCTTCTGGTTCAATACTGAGGACAGGAGCACGCGGGTCCTGATCGAGGGGAGGGTGGTGTGATCGATCCGGCGGAAAAGTCCGACATCGAGTCGCTACGAGGCGAGATCCTGGCCCTGCGCGCCGAGTTGCAGGAAGCCCTTCGCATCTTCCAGGGCGACTACGTGACGATCGCCTCGATCGCCCGAGATCTCGGCCGGTCGCGCGAATGGATACGGCTGCGTCCTTGGGTGTTGCCCAACTTCGGAGTGCCCGAGATGGGGCGCAAGCCCATGAAGTGGAAGCGTGCCACGTGGGAGCGATGGAAGGAGAACCTCGAGGAGCACAGACGCGAGTGGGAGAAGATGACCGCTTTCCAGAGAGAGCAGACGAGAAAGGTGTCATAGAGGGTTACTGGGTGCTTCGGGAGGGAAGCAGATGGAGAGGAAACAGAAGATGGTTACAGTCAAGGCAGAAGACACATGCCCCCGGATCCCTGAGTTCCGGTACCTGACGCCGGCGAACGCCGGCCGGATCTACCGGGCGATGAACGGGGACAAGGAGGCGCAGAAGGTGGTCACGGTGCAAGATGTGGCGGGCCTCACCAATGCGCCCACCTTCGAGAAGTTCCTGAAGTGGAACAGGGATCGGATTGAGATCGTCGATGAGGTGGAGATCTCCCGGTGATCGATCAAAAAGAGATGGAGGAAGCAGTCTCAGCGCTTCCTGATAACCAAAGGAGATTATTCGATAGGACCTTTGATCCGACCCTTGAGCTCGTTCTGCCGGCCGGATGGAAAAAGGCTGTAAATCGGGCGGATGGAGCGGCCTACCGAAGCGATCACGGCCTGTATGTGATCATAAGTGGGATCGAGATCGATCATAAACGCTGGATCCATGTATCGGTGAGCCGCAGGAGCCGTCTTCCTTCCTGGAAGGATCTGAAGGCCGTGAAGAACCTTTTTATCGGCCTTGAGAAAAAAGCCCTGCAAGTCCTGCCGGCATATCGGGAATACGTCAACTTGCATCCCTATTGCCTTCATCTCTGGCACTGCCTGGACGGAGATCCGGTCCCGGATTTCCGCCTCGGAACGGGAATGATCTGATGAACCGAACCAAGATCGACTGGTGCGATTACACCTGGTCGCCCGTCTGGGGCTGCCGGCACTCCTGCCCGTATTGCTACGCTCGGGCCTTCGCCCGTCGTTTCGGGATTCGGAAAGCCTACCAGGAGAAGAAGCACATCGAGTCCCCGGGCTGGACCCTGGAGCTCCTTGCGAGCTTGGCCGGTCGCCTCCAAGACTTTGAACCGACATTCCTGTGGAGCAATTTCAACAAAACGTTCCCTCGAAAGCCGGCACGGATCTTTATCGGTTCCATGTCCGATATCGCCTTCTGGAAGCCGGACTGGACGCGCATGGTTTTACAGAGGATCCGCCGGCATCCAGAGCACACCTTCCTGTTTCTCACCAAGGATCCTCGAGCTTATGACAACCTGGATTTTCCGAAGAACTGCTGGCTGGGAGTGACGATCACCCGGCAGGTGGAAATGGATACGTTTGGAGCTTATCTGTTCGACTGTTCCTGGGAAGAGGGGGCGAATCTGTTCTTATCGATCGAACCAATCCTTGAGCCGATCACCCTGACCATCGAACCAGATTGGCTGATCCTCGGCGCGGAGACCGGGAACCGCAAAAAGAAGGTGATCCCGGAGCACTCCTGGATCCATCCCCTGGTAACAGGTTCGCCGGTCCCGGTGTTCATGAAATCGTCCCTGAAAGGGTTGTGGCAGAAGCCGTTGGTTCAGCAGTTTCCAGCCGGGATCTGCCACGCCGGCCAAGCTCCCGGAACAGTGGTAGAGGAGGTGCGTACATGAGTGACGAAACGGCCCTGATGGTCACCGACCAGGCCGAACTCTCGGTCTCAGAGGTCCACGGGCAGGTCCAGAAGATCCAGCAGTTGATGAAATCCGTGATGCGGGAAGGGGAGCACTATGGCGTAATCCCCGGCACCGACAAGCCCACCCTGTACAAGGCCGGTGCCGAGAAGCTCTGCTTCACCTTCCGCCTGGTGCCGGAGTTCGACCTGGAGCGCCGGGATCTCCCGGACGGACACCGAGAGTACGAGGTGGTGTGTACGCTTCGGCACCTGCAGAGCGGCAAGGTCGTGGGCCAGGGGGTGGGGTGCTGCTCCACCATGGAGAGCAAGTACCGCTACCGGGACTCCGTGCAGAGCACCGGGAAGCCTGTGCCGGGGCAATACTGGAACCTCAGGCAGAAGAATCCGGGGGCGGCGCAAACCCTACTGGGAGGCCCCGGGTTCAAGGCCCGGAAGATCGACGGCGTGTACATGATCGTCCGCTCCGGAGGCAAGGCCGAGAACCCGGACATCGCCGACTGCTACAACACCGTGCTCAAGATGGCCCTCAAACGATCGCACGTGGGGGCTACACTCACGGCCACCGCAGCCTCCGACATCTTCACCCAGGATCTTGAGGACATCGTGGAGCAGGAAGAAACTGGTTTTTCACCAAAAACACAAAAAAAAGGGCAAAACAGGGCCAAAACTAGCGGAAAAGGCTCCAAAACGGGCGAAAAGGCGAGAATCAAGGATCCCATCCGCCAGGATCTGATCAACGAGATCGGCGGAATCATGACCTGCGGCCTGTTCTCGGACAAGGAGAGGGCCCACATCCGGGAGCTGGTCCAGGGTGCCGGCACCAACGACAAGCTTGTGAAGATCAAGCAGGGGTGCCGGCAGGAGGCGGACAAGCGCAAGGCGAAGAGGCAAGAAGAAGAGTCCGGGGGCGAGGATCCCGAGCTGGAGCGAATCGCGAATGATGGGTGGGATGCTGGTGATAAAAAGACTGAATCCGGGGGCGAGGAGACGTCTGAACCTCCCCCGGAACCGGAATTCGATGTTTCTTGATCAGGCGTCAGTGCAGGTGCAGGAGGTGATGGCATGAACTGGCTTGTATTCGTGTTTGCCCTGGAGTGCGGTCTTCTACCCAACACCGGTTTCGCCATGTATCAACCCGATCTCGAATATGTGGTCGGTGCCGTTGGATTCTATACGGATCTCTCCGCTTCTGTAGAATCATACGGCTTCTATGTAGGCGGTGGGATGCGCAACTACTTTTGGAAAGATCGGGAAGGAATAAGCTTCTGGCCCTACCAGATGACGTTTCGCTTTGACGCTGGCTGGCGAAATGATTTCCTGGACATCGGATTCCGCCATTACTGTATGCATCCGGTAGTACCCTTCCTCGAGCTCACAGGAGCGCCGCTGTGCGAATGGGAAGGAGCCTATGAGGAGCTGTTCATTCGAGTACACGGCCGGCTCCCGCTGATCAAGGGAAAGACAAAGCCATGACCTGCTACTTCTGCGGCGATGAGACAGAGAGCTACAAGGAGAAGGATCGCCCGCTGACCAAAAAGGGCAAGCTCCATTGGAAGCGGATCCCTGTGTGCGAAAAGGAGCGGTGCCAGAAGAGGTTGGAGAGAAAATTATCAGGAGGAAAGAATGGAATTTAGCGCTGAATTAACGGGATTGTCCGCAAAGGACAAGAGTGGTGGGAACGTGATCGAATTGAAACTGACCGCGCAGTTCGATACTGCACTGTTCGCCCAGCTCGGCGAGTGCTTCTCTGACCGCGTTCATGTGGCGGTCAATCATCCTCAAGGAACCCTTGATTTCGAGGGAGAGGATCACGAGGACCTGTACGAACAAGAGGAGCAGCCCGCAACGGAAATGGGACTTTGAAACGGGCTGCCGGGGAACCAAGCGGAGGATGACTCGCCATAGTTAAGTACCGCGCCCTGCACCGTCAGGGCAAACCCGGCTTACTTTGGGTTGTATGATAAAGTAGACAGGCGAAAGGAGAGGATCTTGATGCTGATCGAAGAGAAGATTCGGCAGATACCTCTGGAGGATTTGATACCAAGTCCCGGGAACCGCAAGGTGGGCGGTTTCAACCCGGATAGATTGCAGCAGCTGGCCGATTCCATTCAAGCGGTCGGGGTGCAACAACCGATCGTGGTCCGGCCGAATGGGCAATCGAAGTTTGAGATCGTCGCCGGCGAGCGCCGTTGGCGGGCAGCTAAACTCGCAGGCCTTCTGGATATTCCCGCCGTGGTCCGAGATCTCGACGACGTGACGGTCCTGAAAATCCAGACAATTGAGAACCTGCAGAGGGAGGACATCCATCCCCTGGATGAGGCTCAAGGGTACGCCCGGCTGATCGAGCGCGCCGGCTACGACGTAGAGCATCTCGCCCAAGAAGTAGGGCGCTCGGCGAGCTATGTGTACCAGCGGCTGAAGCTACAGGACCTGGTCCCAAAAGCCCGTGAGATGTTCATTCAAGGTACGATCGCCGCGGGTCATTCTATCCTGATTGCCCGGCTGCAGCCAAAGCAGCAGAAAGAACTCGCGAAATGGATCAAGGACCAGTCCCGATGGAATCCGGTATCTGTCCGCCATCTCAACGACTGGATCCATCGAACGATTCTGCTGGACCTGAATAAGGCTTCATTCAAGAAGGACGATCCGGATCTGGATCCTACAGCCGGTCCCTGTACGACCTGTCCGAAACGAACCGGCTATCAGCCGGAACTTTTTGCAGACGTCTGCAATGGCGGAAAGAAAGACTACTGCACGGATCCTCCCTGCTTCAACGGCAAACTGGCTGCCCTGGTGCAGCGACGCCGCATGGAACTAGCCGAATCTAAAGAACCGCACCTGGAGGTCGTTTCAGGGTACATCGACTACCGGGAGCAGGAGCGTCTCGAGAAGAAAGGCGTGAAAACCGGTTATTCCTGGGAGGAGTGCAGGAAGAAAGACGAAGGCGCCGTTCGCTGCCTGGTCGTTGCCGGCGACAGTCCGGGCCGATTGACCTGGGGGAGAGAGCGGAAACAGAACCGCTACGGCGTTCCAGAAAAAACGCCGGAGGAAAAGGCGAAAGCAAAGGCGGAACGGGAAGCACGGAAAGCGGCGATCGCCCGTCGTCAGAAAGCATTCGACGAGATCCTCGATACTGCGGAAGAGCAGCTCGCCGGCGGCGATATCTTCCTCGATCATGAAGAGGTCCTCCGGTTCCTGGCCGGTCATATCTACAACCGGCTCTGGGATCAGCACCGGAAGAAGATCCGCAAACTGCAGGAATGGGAGTTCTCCAGCGATTGGGACACCCGGGAGCAGGAGCTCAACCAGAAACTGGAAGCGATGAACCAGGATGAGCTTCGCCTGTTTATCCTTAAGGCAGTTCTCATCGGATCCCTGGAATACGACAATTACTCATCCTCTAATCTGGTCCCGATTATCACGATCGGACGGCTTTTTGATGTCAATGTCTCCGAGTTCGAAGCTGAACGCGAGGCGGCACTGAAAGCCTACAACGAGCGAATGGAGACATACCAAACGATCGGCCTCCAGGATGAGGAAGAGGACCTGGAATAACTGAACTGGGAGGGGACCTTGGCATCGAATAGCCGTAACCGATACATAAATACTGCATTCTGGTCCGATCCTTGGGTAGAGAGTCTGGATCCGATCGCAAAGCTGCTTTTCTTATACCTTCTCACTAACGAGCACACCAATATTGCCGGTGTTTACGAACTCAGCATTCGCAAGATGGCGTTCGAATCGGGCATTGAGGAAGATAAAATCGTCGAGCTGGTGGGAGAGTTCGAGATCAAGGGAAAAATCAAATATCTCGACGGATGGGTGATCCTCAAGAACTTCTCGAAACATCAACGCGCCTGGTCCGCCGATGTTCAAAAAGGCGTTCGTCGCATCCTCGAGGATTTGCCCGACCATATCCGGGAGGCCGCGGAGGGACCCTGGGACAGGATCTTACGGAACAAACAGAAGGTCCATAGAGGGTCTATAGAGGCTCCTGGACGATCCACCGATCCTCTGCCGTACTCTGACTCTGACTCTGACTCTGACTTTAACTCTGACTCTGACTCTGACTCTGACGGTTCCGCAAGAGCCTCTCCACACCTTCCTCCTCAAGACGAACTCAGGGAATATGCCCCCGGAGTCTGTCTCACGGTCCGTCAATACAATCATTTGGTCGCCGAATATGGCGAGAAGGTCGTGCGGAGCAAGATTGATCATGCTGCCGGCTATTTCCCGAGAGCAAAGAGGAAATACAAGGACCACTACCGGGCGATCAATGCCTGGTTGAAAAAGGACCGGGAACAGGCCGATGCCCGGGCAAGCCCTGAACCATTCGTTGTGGATGCGAAGAATTACTACAAAGGCAACGAGCTCTGAGAAAGGAGCTGAACATGGCAGTGGAGACAGAAATTGAAAAACGAACCTGCGAGAAACACGGCGAATACGAGACTAGAGCCCTCACATTCTTCGGAAATCGGAAAATCTGGACTACCTGTCCGGATTGCGATGCGGAGATCTCGGTCAGATTCAAGGCAGATGAGGAGGCGAGAGAGCGAAGACGACACGAACAGCAACTCAGATCTCTAGGGATTCCGCCACGGTTCCAATATGCAACCTTTGACACCTATCAAGCGATCACGGATGAGCAGAAACGAGTGCTGGATATCTGCCGGCACTATGTCGCTGAGTTCGACCAGGTTCTTGAGAAAGGGAAAGCTTTGATTCTATGTGGATCCGTCGGAACAGGAAAAACCCATCTCGGTATGGCGGCCGTTCGTGAATCGGCTGCTAAAAGCTATCGCTCCTACTACAGCACGATCATGCAGATGATCCGAGCGATCCGGGAGACCTACAAACCAGCGGCAGAGCAGTCGGAGCAGGATCTCATCAACCGTTTTGTCGGCTATGACCTTCTTGTGCTTGATGAGCTTGGTGTACAGCTCGGCACTGAGTCTGAGCGTTTGTTGCTGTTCGAAGTCATCGATGGACGATACATGAACGTTAAACCAACCATGCTTGTGTCAAATCTCAATCTCCGGGATCTGACGAAATATCTTGGTGAGAGAGCACTCGATCGAATGCGAGAAGGTGGCGGCCAGGTTCTGAATTTCACATGGGAGAGCTATAGAAAGGCAAAGGATGTCACGGGAGGCAAATCATGAAGTGGAATTATTGGATTATCGCAGTAGTCTTGCTTTTGTTGACGGCTCTGGGAGGGATGGCGCACCTTAACACCATCATCGGCCGGCAGCAAGGACAGATAGCTGAGCGAGAGCGGGAGATCGTCGAGCTCGAGACGCAGGTTGCGGTGCTGCAGGAAGAGCTGGAGCCGAAGCCGTATCACCTACCACTCGAGCAGGCCTGGGTCTCCTCCGGCGTGGGCTACCGACTAGATCCGATGGGCGGGGGTGATGAGGCGCTGCACAAGGGCATGGACCTGGTGGGTCCGGTCGGCTCGCCGGTGCGAGCGGTCCTGGCCGGCGTAGTCGTAGAGCACTGGCCGGCGCCGGACGACTACTGGCGGGGACACCCTGTCTTCGGCGGCCTGGTGGTGATCTACCACGGAGACGGGCTTTTCACCTGGTACGGTCACCTGTCGGATACCTGCGTTCATGAGGGTTTCCAGGTGGAGGCGGGGCAGATGATCGGCAGGCTGGGGGATACGGGGATCGCCACAGGAGTTCACTTACATTTCGAAGTAGTGGTGGATCCGCTGCGGTATCTGGAGGAGCGATGAACCAGAATAAAGCAATCGAGATTGATTTACCCAATGGTGGTATCGTTCTTTTTCCTTATCAATTCGCTTTCGGGATCTCTTTCAGATATCTTTCTTGTCTCAAGAGCGTAATGTTTCGTATCTATGTCGGCCCGTTCAAGTTTTGGATAAATTTCAAAAAGGAAGAGCGGTGACTTTCAAAGAGATCCCGATTGACAAGATTCTCGTTAAAAAGAACATCCGCACAGATCCGGATGGCGAGCTCGGCGGACTCATGGAGACGATCGAGAAGTACGAGCTATTGCAGCCCATCTTGGTCATTCCGAAAGATGGCAGCTACGAGCTCGTCAGTGGACACCGCCGCCTCGAGGCGATGAGATTGAGAAACGAGGCGACCATACCCTGTATCGTGCGAAACGACATTTCTGACAAGAGCGTACCATTCGTAAAGCTCATCGAGAATGTCCAGCGTAAGCAGCTCTCTTCCCATGAGCTCATCGAGATCTTCGAAGATATGAAAAAAAACACCCCAGGGTTGACTCAATATCAAATCGCTCGAATGGTGGGGAAATCGACGGGATGGGTTACTGCCAAATATAAAGCCGGGAAGATCATCGCAGAGCTCATCGAACAAGGAGTTCCGGAGGAAGCGGTCGATGAGCTCACGGATGCGGATTTGATGAAACTTAACCGCCGCGTGAAGAACAAAAAGGAAAGGGCAAAGATCGCTTCCAAGATGAGAGGCAACGATGATAGAAATTCATTGATCCAGGCAGCCGAGTCATATATCGGACCGCAGAAACACCGCACCTCTACAAGATCGGATATGCGGAGGATCGGTTTCCAGATTTTTTATTCAGGCAATAAAAATCTCCTAATCGTTTGCCGCAGCAAATTCGTTCAGCACGACGTCATGAAGGTCTTGTGGAAACATGGCCAGAAAAAAACAGACGAATATCGGGAGAAGGTGCGGCTTATGAGAAAGAAGAAAAAACGGGAAATAGAAGAAAGGAGAAGGGTTCTTGGCACGACGTCAAGCCTAGGGAAGAGATGATTTTCTTCACCGTTCTCGGAAACCATGAAGATCCGAAAGGAAACCCGATCGGATATACGCGCACGACGCAACGGCAGAAATTCGTAGATGCCCGAGCTCGTCGTTATGAGGCTTGGAAAGATTACGTCTGGAACTGCCTGCTCAAATCCGAGGAGAAACCGCCGCGGTATGAGAATGGTAAGAAGATCGTGGTGAGTTGCTACATCGAGTACAAAAATCGGCGCCGGCCGGATCCGGGGAATGTCGTTAAGGGGATCGCCGATGCTCTCGCTGATTGCAAACATAAAGGATTGATCGAACGCCGACTTTATCCGAATGATCGTAACGTTCTTGAGCGGGTAATGGATTTTAACTATTCAGAGAATCCCGGAGTGCTGGTGATTATATCGGAGGCATAAAGTGGGAGAGGAACTACAGACGGACGTGAAGAAAGTCATGAAGCATGTGGAGCAGATGATCCTGGCAATCAAGGCGAAGGGTGGCTGGAAGTACAGGGAGCAAATCAGGCTGAGCGATAGGGAGCTGGAGAAGCTACTTGATCGATGCGAGATCGGGCTTAAGAGCATGGCGGTATATTTAGTCGTGGCCGAAGCAATGCTGCAGGAGCCTGCGCCATCGATCCACCCGCGGTGGGAGGAGTACGTGAGGCGGCGAGAACATGTGATGGCGGAGCTGGGGAACAAATGAAGCTGAAATATTCGTTCATATCTTGGATCGAAAAGGCTATTGATGAAGTGGTCAACTGCACTGGTCATGGAAATGTAACTTTAGTTTTTCACATCCGTGACGGTCGTGTGGAATGGACTGAGAAAAGCAAGCGGATAACTGAAAAGCGGCATGATATTGCGAAGTAGTTAATAAGCCCGTTCAATACATCAAATCTACCAAGGCAGATTGCCTAATGATCCTCAAATGCATGGATAACCTCATTGTTTGTGATACGACTAGCTTCCTGCTCAGCGCGGTAGGCTTCGGTGCGCTTTGCGTTGGCTTCAAGAGCCAATTTGTTGATTTCAGCCTGCATGGAGGCGTTTTTCAATAAAGGGATGGGGATTTGCGAAACGTGGTGATCGTCAATTTCATCAACCACGGCACCATAAGTAAAGCGGGTAATGAATTCACGGCCGTACTCGGTGGCGAGGAAGACGTACAGATAGCCCGCGATGTCGGAGGCTGATGGCTCGACGCGGATCATGTGCTCATTTGCGACCCAGTTTTCCCAATGGGCCGGGACAAGCGCAACCTTGCCTATCGTCCCACTTCGCGTGATAAGGGTCATGTTCTCTATGAGCTTCAGGTCTCGTTTGATGCGGTCGCCGTGTTTGGCGAGTGACAGGTATTTCTTGTTGGCGGGGTCAAGTTCGTAAAGTTGTTTACCGCCAAAGAATACTGTTCCTTGGCCTTCCTGAACGTAGACACGGGGAAAGCGACCGGGGAGAATGATGCACTTGCTGATGCGGGGGTCTCCGATGGTCGTTATCTCACTGGCTTCTTTTTCTAGGCGCAGCAGGATGGCGTCAACGACGGGAACATGGTAGGAAGCGTCGAGACGACCCGACAGTTGGGACAACTTCACGGCATAGTTGCGCAGATCGGCGCTCTTGTCGTAATACTGTGGGCGGAGTTTTGTCAATCGCGGCAGGTTGAGCGCGTCATAAAGAAGTCGTTCGGCTTGATCAAGCAACTCGTTTGATTCATCGCGCAAAGCATAGGAACGAATCACCAGATCGTGTATCCGCTTTTTTAGGATAGGCGGCGGGTCGGGAATAGGAACGTTTTCTAGGTGTTCCGGCTCGATATGGGAGACTACCGCGCCGTACTCGTTTGTGCGGATGAGAGCGTTGCCCGTTTTGGTGTTCAGGAAGGCGTAGAGATAGCCAGTATCCGTGTCGGTCTTACAAGTGATGCGAATTATATCGTCACTGAGTGTTTTACCATTCAGCGTTTGGCTTACAAGGGAGCAGTTCCCTATGGTTCCGGAACGTGTCAGAAGGATTTGCCCCTCTTGCGCTCTCAATAGCTTGAAATCCGTCTTGCAAAGGGGCGACAAGTAGGCTTTAGGCTTTGGTTTGATCTCTCGTATTTGCGAGGGAAGAATCAGTGGGTATTCTGACTCTTCGACAATAATGCGTTTAAAACGAGTAGGATAAAAAGCTGTTGCCAATCCATTTTCGCCGCACACCCGCGGCACGGGCCACTTGCACCGCTTGAGCACTGCCCTTGCGTGTCTGCCCTCAACGCCGAATACACTGGCCTCAAGCCGCGAGTCGCGCTGGAGCACTTCCTGAAGGCTCACTGTGCACCAGCGCAGTCCTTCTTCGGGCAGGTCCGCCGGTTCCACGGGCAGAGGGACATCAGTGGTTCTTAGAGCATCCGCGTTTACCATGTTAAACCCTCCTCCTGCCGCCATTTGCTGAAGGTCTCCGCGACAAGTGGCGTTTGGTCATCGATAATCTTTTCCCTGGACTCGGTTTTTGCCGTACGCTTCCCGTCGGCGGTTTCATCCAGGGTGATAATCTTCGTGTTGGGAGCAAGAATCTCGTTGCCGTGCTTGTCGCGTTTGAACAAGGGGTTGCCACGCTTGTCGTGACCGATGCGGTCCACCATTGCCATGAAGACCGGATAATCCGCCATCTCGCCCGTGCGCTCCTCTTCGTGAATCTGCTGCGGCGTTTTCTTTTGCAGAAACAGCACGGAAGTTTGCGTGCCATTGTGCGGCTGGAAGGTGTCAACGTGGAGATCGATGCTGGCGAGAATGCGCGTCTTCTGGATAAGCCATTCGCGGATGTAGCCGAGGCCGGGCGCACCGAGAATAGAATCGGGCAGGACGATACCCATCCGTCCGCCAGGTTTGAGTAGTTGCAGGCAGCGTTCGATGAAAAGCTGCTCTGGTGGAACGGACCTCTGCAAACGCTTGGTCCTCGCCCAGCGGTCGCGGTCGGTCTTGTCGCGCTCCCAGATATGGCCGAGGTCGAATTGTTCAAGAATATGCGGGTCCTTGATCGGGATTTTGCTGCCGAAAGGCGGATTGGTTACGATGACATCAAAGAGACAGATCAAATCGCAATTGCGCAGGGCGGATTCGCGCACTCCCAGGGCCTTGGCCAAATCGGCGCGGAAATCGGCTTCCCATTGGTGTGGGGGCAAGAGTGAATCGGTCTGAAAAATATTGCCGCTGCCGTCGTTATTCATAACCATGTTCATCTTGGTAGCCCTAACCAGATCGGGGTTCAAGTCGAAGCCGAAAAAGTTGCTCGTGGCTATTTCACGAATACGATCCTGGAAAAGGCGTTTATCATCGTCCTTCCATTCTTCCTTGGGCTTCTTCAAGTCTTTGAGCAGTTGTTCTTCCAGCCCCGCGATGATCTGATTCATGGCGATAACCAGGAAACCGCCGGTTCCGCAGGCCGGATCGAGAACCCGCTCGTCGTCGCGCGGGGCGATCATTTCAACGGCCATGTGCATAACATTGCGGGGCGTAAAAAACTCACCCCGGTCGCCGCGCAGGTTCGCGCCGACCAGTTCTTCATACGCCTTGCCCTTGATGTCGATATGCGTATTGAGCAGCGAGTACTTCTGCAGTTCGCTGACAATGTAGGCGAGGCTGCGTGGTTTCAGCTTGATTTCATCGTTACGTTCAAAGATGCGCGAGTGTTTCCTTTTGACGCGCTCGAATATCTTGGCGATCCGTTTTTGGACCGTCAATTGTCCGTCCGGATTGGATCGTTCACCGGAAGCGGCATAGAATTCCAATGGTTTTCCAAGATTCCGTTCGTCTTCGATTTTGCAGAAGATGACTTTCAGTAGTTCGAAGAATGCCGGTTGTTTCTGCATTCCGTCGGTCACGTAGATATGATTGTGGCAGGTTTTGAAGACGAAAAGCAGATTGTCCTCGACCGCGTTTTTCAGCGTATGGCGTTTCGGACGGTCGATATCCTCAACGTTTCCGTCAGCAGACGGTATGTCGTTGTAATCAATAAACTCAATCTCGCCCTTTTCGTTTACTGCCTTGCGGAAAACCTCCTTCTGTTTGCCGTTGGTCCACATGCCCCATCTGCAATTCGAACAAGCGGCCATATAGGATTGGAGTTGGCCCACGCCGTCTTTGCGTGCGGTCGGCTCGATGGATTCTTTCTTGCACTCGATGATGATATGGATGTTTTCCTGTGACCGTACCGGCGATGTCGCAGAAAAAATGACAATATCAGCGCGCGGTTTGCGCGAACCGACCCTGACGGTGAACTCAACGCCGATGCAGTCTTTTGGATACTTGTGTTCGTTGACCAACCGTTTCTCTATATTCTGGCGGACGTACTCTTCTGGCGTGTCGTTGCGGAACTTGCCGTCGATATAGTCGCATATCTTGCCTTCAGGAATTATTATGAGTTCAGACATCCACCTATCCTTTCTGTCTCTTCAGCAATCTAGCAGGGTTGTTCATGACGCAGTATTTGCCACGAGTACATCTTATATGCATCAATTCGCAAACACAACCACACGCGAAAGTATTGACATAATTTCCCATCCTGCCATATCATTTTAGTAGAAACGATCGGCCTGGTGCTAACCGAGTAACGGAGGCACGGAGTCGGTCAAACACGGCTCGCTATTATGGCGGGTTAATTGTGTTTGGCTGGCTTCGTGCTTTTTTATTTGCCCTATAGGCAGGAGGTAATCATGAGCGCATTCCAGCAGATCGGAGGGTTGATCGTCATTCTGGTTTTCATGCTCGGGCTGATGATCTTCGGATCGCTGATTCAGTATACGCGAGGCTGGCCGTTCTTCCGCGATGCAGCGGGTCGGCAACGCTTTGCGTTCGGCAAAAGGCGCAGGCGATAGAAGCGGGAACTGGGAGGAGAACTACTTGCCATATAAGCCACTGAAACCATGTGGATATCCCGGATGCCCAGAACTGACACATGAATGCTACTGCGAGAAACATGCGAAGCAGGAAGTCAAGTGTTATGAGAAAAGTCGGTCTTCGGCTGCAAAGCGAGGATACAACTACCGGTGGCAGAAATATACAAGACGGTTTCTCGCCGGCCATCCACTCTGCGTGAACTTTACTGAATGCCATAACGTTGCTGTGTTGGTTGACCATATCAAGCCTCACCGCGGCGATTCGCAGCTATTCTGGGATCCCCGGAACCATCAGGCGATGTGCAAGCCGTGTCATGACCGTAAGACTGCAGCCGAAGACGGTGGATTTGGAAATCCGAAGGAGGAGGGGGGATGAAAATCTCTGGCAGTTTTGCTTTCAAGACCGTGTGCGCAGGTTCGCGCGTGCGATGTCAAAACTCAACTAGGGGGTCGGCCGATGCCTGGGGGTAGACCACGGAAGCCACGGAATACAAAAATCATCCAGGGGACCTTTCGGAAGGACCGCAACCCTGGACGGGAACCAACGCCGCCGATTATGCCGATCATTCCGAAACCGCCTCCTGGCATGAACAGATGGGCGCGGAGACTTTGGAAGGATCTTGTACAGGATCTGGTGGATCAGCAACTCCTCAGTTCCGTCGATCTTGCCGCCTTGCAGCTAACCTGTGAGGCCTATGGCGACTATGAGGAATCAAAGCAGGCGATCTTCCGTCCCCTGGATCCGCGCACCGGCCGGCGTACCCGCCGCAGTCTTGAGCAGTATCTATCGGGGATCGATCCCTGGATGGATATCGAAAAACTCTCACCCCTGAATTTGATAGGTCTGAGACGAAACAGTCAGACGGCACCCGAACTCACCCAACGCAATCGTGCCTGGAGAATGTTCAAAGCGTACATGATCGAGTTCGGTCTCTCTCCGGCCAGTAGGAATCGAATCAATCTACCAACATCGAAAGAGCCAGGCCAGGATCCGATGGAGAAAATCTTGAATGAGGCGTAGATGGGTAGCGCTGCTGCTTGTTCTGGGAATGCTCATCGTGGCTGAGACTTATGCCGCTGAAAAGTACATCCGCGACGTAATGAGCGGCAAGCAAGTGGTGTGTCGTCTCACACGTCTGGCTGTTGAGCGCCACCTCCGCGATCTGGAGCGGCAGAACACATCCGAGTTTCCGTATTACTTCGATCCGGTTCAGGCCAAGCATATCATCCGATTCAAACGGCAACTTCCGTTGATCAAGGGCGAGCACGCTGGTGCCAAGGTGATGCTCCCTCCATGGATCGAGTTTAAAGACTGGGTGCTGTTCGGCTGGCGCCGAGTGGACGGCGGATATCGACGATTCCGGCGTTCGTACATCACTGTGGGTCGACAGAATACGAAGACGAGCGATGCCGCAGAGACGATGCTATACGTGATGTTCGGTGAACGACCCCGAGAGCGCGGGCGGCAGGCGTACTGTCTTGGCCCCAAGAAGAAACAGGGGAAAATCTCCTGGGACATTGCCGCCGAGATGGTGCGGAAGCACAACGTACTGAAGGATCTTGCACGCTTTTTCAAGCTCAACACCAACGAACCGGTTATGCAGCTAGTCCACGATCCGCTGTCTGTCATGACTGTGTGGGGTAAGGATGCGGAAACGCAAGACGGTTTCTCCCCATCGATCGCTGTCATTGATGAGGCACATCTGTATCCGGGAAATGAAGCCATGGAGGTTGTAGAGTCCGGCATGGGTGGCCGGCCGCAACCGCTGACCTATATTATCACAACTGCCGGGTTTGACTTGGAGGGTCCCTGCTACACCGAGGAGCACAGGCTCGCCGTCGAGGTCCTGGAACGAACCATCGATCCAATTCCGGAACATTTCTTCGCGCTGATCTACACGCTGGACGAAGGCGATGATTTCACTGATCCGAAGGTATGGCCGAAAGCGAATCCAAGTCTGTACGTATTGCCGACGCCACGGCTCGACTATTTGCAGGAACGGGTTGCGACCGCATTGACTACTCCGACCAAGCGCAATCGTATCTTGACGAAGAACTTCAACGTCTGGACCCAGGTAGAAACACGATGGATCGAACCAGAGGCATGGGCGGCCTGCGATGGGATCGTCGATGAAAAGGCTCTCGAAGGACGGCGTGCCTACGGAGGGGTCGATCTTTCGATGGCCCGTGACCTCACGGCCTGGGTGCTATGTTTTTGGCCGACCGAAGAACAGCCCGACGTCTACCCATTCCTGTATCGTTTTTTCCTCCCGAAAGACAACATCGTGGAGCGGGAGCGCGAAGACAAGCGGCAGTACCGCTATTGGGCAGAGCAAGGATTGCTTACTCTTACTCCCGGCCCGCAAGTCAAATACAGCGTAGTGGAAGAGAGAATCCGGAAGGACGCCAAACGTTTTGATATCCTGCAGATCGCCTATGATCCCTACCGAGCCGGTTTGCTTGTGGAGGATCTCGAGAAGCATGGAGTGACTATCGAGATGGTTATGTACCGGCAGATTTATCAATACATGGCCCAACCGACAGACTTGTTCGAACGGGCCATCACTGGGAAGAACATCGCCCACGGTGGCAATCCCATCATGAAATGGATGATCGCCTGTACCGAAGTCAAGAGCGACCGCCAAGGCCTCATCATGCCGATGAAGCCGAAGCGCGGAGCGCACGGCAAACGGATTGACGGCGTAGTTGCCTCGATCATGGCCTATCATCGTGCGTACTCGGAATATGGCAAGGCGCATCCAAAGGTGGAGGTGTGGGCCGTATGATCCTGACGAAACGGATCGCCGCAGCATTCAAGGCCTTCCGCGCACATGAGGAATACGACGAAAAGAAATGGAACGATTGGAACCGTGGACCGATGACGGCAGCCGGCACCCGTGTCAACGAGGTCTCTTCACTCACCATCTCCGCATTGTTCGCTGCGTTGAATTTCCTGGCGAGTACATTCGCCACTCTCCCGAAATCGGTATTCCGCCGCCTACCGGATGGCTCGAAAGTCCGAGCTTACGATCACCCACTGTATGACCGGCTCCATAACAAGCCGAATGATAGCGAGCTTACCTCCTGGCAATGGACCTACACCTCGATCATGCACAAATATCTCTGGGGCAATTGGTATACATATCACGATGTGCAGAGCTATCAGAATCAGGAGCTCATCCCATTGCTTCCGGATCGCACCTGGTTGGATCCGGAGAATGAGGGGCGGTACATCACACATCTGAAGAACGGGCAAAAGATCCCGCAGCGGATCTACCTTCCCCGATCCCAGGTCCTCCATATCCCGCACATCAGTCTGGACGGAGTGCAGGGCAGGGGCATCATTCACTATGCTCGGGAGTCCCTCGGACTGACCAAGGCACAAGATAATTTCGCGGCTACGTTTTTCGGAAACGGGATCCACCCGGGTGGATTCGTCGAGGTCTCCGGAGTAATGGATAACGAAACCCGCCAGGGACTTCAGAAGGATTTCAACGATAAATACGGCGGGCTTGGAAAGAATTGGAAGTTCGTATTCATCACCGGTGATTCCAAGGTTAAAGAAGCGGAAGTCGATGCGCAGAAAGCGCAAGCGCTGGAATCCCGCCAGTTCTCAGTGGTGGAGATCGCCCGCTGGACGAACCTACCACCTCATATCCTTCGGGAGCTCGCCCGGGCGACCTTCAGCAATATCGAGCAGCAGTCCCTGGAGTTGGTTGTTTATTCGATCCTTCCACTCACCACGCAGATCGAACAGGCAATGAACATCATGCTGTTCGATGAGGATGAACGGCGAACTCACTACGTAAAGTTCGAGTTGAAAGGACTGCTCCGCGGGGACCTGAAGGCGAGAACCGAGTTCTATAACGCAATGCTCGATCGAGGAGTATTCAACGCAGATATGGTCCTGGATCTTGAGGACATGAATCCGCAGCCGAAGGGACTGGGAAAGTTATACATGCTGCCGCTCAACATGGTAAACAAGGAGATGGTGATTTCACCGCAACCTCTCACCATAGAGAACAAGGACAGTTCCGTCGTGAAACGGGCGAATGTGCAGATTGTACAGACGCGAAGCGCGGCTTTGCGCCGACGACTGACGATCGCCTACAAGCCGAAATTTCAAGAGTTTGCGGGAAAGCTCGTGAAGAAGGAAACCAACGCGGTGAGGGCCGCGGTGGAGGAGACACTTTCTCAGCATGGAATATCGGAGTTCAACGCCTGGCTCGAGGGCTTTTATCGGGATTTCGGCAAGGAGGTAGACGCGCTTGTTGCTCCGCTTGTTACCTCATACGCCACGGCTATTCTGCCGATCGCGCAGGAGGAGATTAACAACGATTCTGATATCGCCCCGCAATACATGGATTTTCAGCGAGAGTACAGGGAGTATTTTGCCAAGCGGCACATCATTTCCTCTCGGGAACAGCTCGAGGCTGTCATCCGGGATGCTCAGAAAGAGGGGACGGACGAGCGGGAGGCGCTCGAGCAGCGCCTGACCGAATGGGAAGAGAAGCGCCCGGGCAAGATCGTCATGAGAGAAACGATCCGCTCCGAGAGCGCATTCACCCGATCGGTGTTTGCCCTATGCGGGATCATGAAGATCCGGTCCATCGCCTCCGGGGATAGTTGTCCGTACTGTCAGGCCTTAGATGGAAAGGTGATCGGAATCGATGAATATTTTCTCCCAAAAGGAGATTTCCAGCCGGACGGGGCGGAGAAACCTTTGACTGTATCAAATAACTATAGTCACCCGCCTTATCACGACGGATGTCAATGCCAAATAGAGGCGAGTGTATAGGAGATGAAAAATGGCTCTAGGAGAATCTGAAATCAGGCCGCTTCCGAACGAGCATTCATGTCGGCTGACAGACCCAGAGAAGTACAAGAAATTCGCCCGAAAGAATTGCTATCAGAAGCATGAAGGAAAATGCATCGACTTCGTTTTCGGTATCATCAGCGCCGATGAAAGTGAGCTGCAATCGATGCGATATCCGACCAAGACATGGACGGAAAAATCGGCCCGGGCGCACTGCAAAGAGAAAGAAGGGACCTTTGAGCCCGCGAAGGAGGAGGAAACCTTTTATCCAACCAAAGAAATCCGGGCCCTGAAGGTGAGCTCCAAGGCGGTTTCTCACGCCAAAAGTTTGATCGCCACCGGCAAGATCGACGAAGATAGCGCGTGGAGCTTTACGTCTAAGGACAGCCACGCCCTCATGGATTCGGGAAACGGCGATTGGGCGAAATATGCTCTCTGGTTCCTGGTCCAGGATGAGGCGGCCGATGAGGACACCTACCAGCGGTACAAGTATCCCTATGGAAAGCAGGGAAAGGTCTGGAGGCGGGCGGTAATCGCCGCAAAGCAGCGGGCTGCCCAGCAGGAATTTACCGCCCTGGTGGAGACTGCCGACGACTTGCTCGAGGCGATCGACAAGAAGCTCGGCAAGGACGAGGAAGAAGAAAAAAGTCTCGACGGTCCGGAACGCCGTTATCTGCCGTTCGCGCAGGAGATGCGGGCCGTGGATGAGGACGGGAAAATGATCATTGAGGGCTATCCGATCGTGTACGAGGTGTACGCGCCGATCTGGGGCTTTCGGGAGATCATTAGAAAAGGTGCCGCAACGAAAGCGCTGAAAGAAGCGGACGAGCTTGTGCTCTGGGATCACGAATCCTCCCAGCCCATGGCCCGCCGGAGCGCAGGGACTCTGGAAGTGAAAGAGGATGATCATGGCGTGTTCATCCGGGCCGATGTTTCGAAAACCGTATGGGGTCGAAACGGATATGAATCCATAAAAAACAAGGTGACCGACAGGATGAGTTTCGCCTTCGATGTGAAAGACGATGATTGGCACACCGACGAGGTCGAAGGCGTGAAGATACATACACGCGAAATCATCGAGTTCGCCAATCTGTACGATTATTCGCCGGTAAGTTATCCGGCATACAAACAGACATCGATCGATGCTCGAGAATTGAAACTGGCACTCCGCCACAGGCCAGAACCGGAGGCGTCTGGGGATGAGGCCGGCGCGGCGGCGCAGGAAGTAAGGAAGGAAGCCAGAGCCAATATCGAGCAGCGGAGAAAATCAATTGAAGAGAGGAGTCAATATGAAACCGATTGACATAAAATTGCTCATGCGGAAGAAAGACGAGCTTCTCGCCAAGCGCCAGGAGATCCTGGACAAGGCCGTGGAGGAAGAGCGCGGATACACGGACGAGGAGCGGGAAGAGGTCCAGACGCTGCAGGGGCAGATCGCCGATCTCGACGAGCAGATCAAGGAAGCTCAGGAGATCGAGCGGCAGCGGGCGGGCATTCCCAAGGGACAGCCCAAGCCCACGATGCAGACCGGTGATCCGGCGCCTTCGGAAGCTCAGTTCAGGAATCTCGGACACTTCGTGCGGGACATCTGGCAGGCCCGGCAGGGAAACATGAGCGAGCTCCTGCGGAACTACGCTCAGGCGATGGAGGCCAACCTGCGGGCCATGAATATCTCCGACGGGACCTCCCTGGGATTCATGATTCCGGACACCTTCGAGGCCGGAACCTTGCAGTTGGTAGGACCTGGCGGATGGATCCGGCAGCGGGCGCGGGTGATCCCGGCCGGCGAGTATCCGGATGCCCGGTTCCGCAAGCGGGTCCTGAAGCAGGGCGCCGGCGGCGTGTACAACGGGATCCTGGTGAACTACATCGGCGAGGGCGTAGCCCCTACCGACGAGAGCAAGCTCGAGTATTTCCTGTTCACTCTGGACCCCTCGGACAAGAAAATCGGCCTGTTTTACATCACCTCCGAGGAAACCCTGCGGAATCCGACGGCGGTTACCGCGGATATGGAGCAATCCTTCCGGGGCGCCGTGGCCGAGCTCGAGGACGACCTGTTCATCAACGGCGACGGCGTGGGCAAACCGAAAGGGATCCTGAACTCCGACGGTATCAAGCTCATCACGCGGGATACCTCCAGCGACTTCAAATTTGCCGACGTGCTCAAGATGAGCAAGTATATGTATCCCCGGGCGATGAACCGCAACTGGGAGCTCTCCCTGGATCTGTACGAGAAGGTGGGGGGCATGGTAGACGGCTCCAGCCGGCTGATCATGATCGCCGGCGATGCGACCAAGGGGATTCCGGACCTGCTTCACGGCCGGCCGATCCATTGGAGCGAGATCTTGCCGACGATCGGAACCCGCGGAGACGCCATGCTGGTCGACTGGTCGTTTTACTTTATCAAAGACGGCTCCGGACCCTTCTTCGCCACCGATCCCTACACGCGATTTCTCGAGGGCGAGATCCGGGTCAAGATGACCGTCAAGATGGACGGGGATACCTGGGTGAAAGAGCCCCTGAAGCTCAAGAACGGAATGGAGGTTTCTCCATTCGTGGTATTGGAGGCGTAAGATGAAAGAAAGAATCAGTGAAATCGTCAAGGTCGACGTCGGGCTGGTCTCCCAGGCGCTGAACAATTCCAACGCTACCGGGAAGTACCATCCCGTCAAGGACTACCCTCGGATTTGCGCGGTGCTGAACGGCGGGGCCATGGCCGCAACCAAGACTTCAAAAATCGAGCTGCTGCAGGCCAAAGACAACGCCGGCACTGATGCCAAGGGGATCCCAACCACAGCTGGCCAGTTGGCGACGGCGGAGATCACGGCCAACGAGAAGATCACCGAGGGGACCGTCGATCTGACTTCCGTAGCGAACACGGACATCGTGACGGTCAACGACATCGACTTCACCAAGGCGGCTGCAACCGATGCGACCCAGCGGGAGTTCGCCGATGCCGCGGGCCTGGTGACCTGTATCAACCACGCCACCTATGGGGTGCCTGGCGTGAAAGCCAGCTACTCCGGGGCCGTGGTAACGGTATGGAGTGAAGAGCCGGGCGAGGTCGTGATCACCTTGGAAAAGACAGAGAGTGCCGGCACCATCACCCTGGCTACGACCAAGGCACAGGCCTTCGTGGAGATCGACACCCGGCAGCTGGACAAGAAGAACGGCTTCAGCCACGTGGCCGCGAAGGTGACGACAACGGCGAACAGCAACGTGGCCGCGGTGCTGCTGCGCGGGAATGCCCGGTACACGCCGGAGCAGAAAGTCGGCGCCTCAGCGGTAATCTGACACTGTCTTTGACGAAAGAGTTTACGTTTTCCCGGGAGCTGTAGCTCCCGGGTTTCTCAAGGAAGGAGAAAGAAGTGCAGGTACAAGTGATCAAGTCGGCGCGGCTGAATGGCCGTGATGTCGGACCAGGTGAGGTCGTAGAGCTGAACAATGCACTGGCCGCCGCCTGGTTGGCGAAAGGCCTGGCAAGGTCTGCCGGACAAAGAGGTCCCGGAAGGCCTCCGAAACAGCCGAAGCGGCAAAAGCCGGTGGAAAAGGCGGTACAGAAGCCCGTCATGGAAAAAGCCGTCAGCCAGGACGGCGCAGAGAAGGAATAAATGGCCCTGAAACTCATCACGCCTCCGGCTGCGGAACCCATCTCGCTGCTGGAGCTTAAGCAGCACCTCCGAATCGATTCAGGCGATCTTGAGGAGAACATCTCCTCGGAGCAGTCTATTCTGGCCGGTTCACATGCGATAGCTGCTGATTATTCTCTTGTCGGCGACGGTGTGGACGTCCTCGGTTACTCGGTCCTGATGATGCTAGTTGCCGGCGCCTGCGGGTCCGGTGGATCCGTGGACATCAAGCTGCAGGACTCGGCGGACGATATCACCTACGCCGACGTTTCCGGGGGCGCGTTCGACCAGGTCACAGAGGCGAACGACAACGCCGTGTACGAGCTCGCCTACGCCGGCGGCAAGAAATACGTCCGCGCCGTGGCGACAGTGGCCGGTGCGGCCTGCGCGTTTGGCGTGGTAGTGCTGCGCAGCTCCCCGGTGAGCATGGAAGACGACCTCCTGACAGGTTTCATCAAGGCTGCCCGGGAATACTCCGAGAGCTACCAGAACCGGGCCTTCATCACCCAGACCTGGGAGCTGCTGCTGGATGAGTTTCCCGATTCGCCATTCCAGCTCCCGCTTCCCCCGTTGCAGTCGGTGGAGAGCATCAAATACTACGACAAGGAAGGGAACGAGAGCTCCATCGACACGGCAGATTACGAGGTGGACACGGAGAGCTACAAGGGGCGAGTCGCCCTGGCTTATGGCAAGAGCTGGCCTTCGGTCACCTTGCGGCCGATGAACGGCGTGGTCATGCAGTTCAAAGCCGGCTACGGGGATGCCGCGGCCAATGTTCCGGAGCTCGTGCGCCTGGCGATCAAAGTGCTGGCCGGCCATATGTACGAGAACCGGGAGGCCACGGACACGAAAGAGCATCCGGAGGTCCCGTTCGCCGTGCATTCGCTTCTTGGGCTGAAGAGGATCGTGCCCATATGAGAAGCGGCAGACTGCGGCATCGGGTGACGATTCAGCAGCCAGTGCCGGATCGCTCCATCGGGGGAGAAGATTCCTGGCACGACTACGCTACGGTTTGGGCGGCGATCGAGCCGCTGCGAGGCCGGGAGTACCTGGCAGCGCAGCAGGAAGGTGCGGAGGTGACCGGCAGGATCACGATGCGCTACATCGCCGGCGTGAAACAGACTATGAGAATCAAGCACGGCAGCAGGATCTACGAGATCGTTTCCCCGATCAATCCGGAAGAGCGGAATGCCGAGCTGCAGCTGATGGTTAAGGAGGTCCTGTGAGCGAGGCGAAAGCGACGGTGGAGCTGGTGTGGCACGGGGACGAGATCGTGAAGCGGCTGATCGAGGCGCAGCGGCATACCATTTCCCAGGGGGTCAATCTCATGCGGGATAGTGCAAAGCGGCGGTGCCCGTTCGGACCGACCCGGCAACGGGGGATCCATCTGGTGGAGACGATCAAGGCCCGGATGAAAAAGGGATTTCCCGAAGGATATGTGACCTGCGGCGGCAAGGAGGCTCCCCATGCGCACCTGGTCGAAGACGGGACCGTGAAGATGCGGGCCCGGCCCTTCATGCGGCCTGCGTTCGACGAGAACGTAAACGCGGTCAAGGACATGCATCGGCGGGAGATGAAGAAGGTGGTCAAGTGACCATAGAACAGGCAGTCGAAACAGCCCTGAAGGATTCCTCGGAATTGGCCGGGAAGGTCGGCAGGCGAGTCTACTACGGGCAAGCCCCTGCAGGGACAAAGACTCCCTACGTCGTGCATCACGAGGTTTCGAATCCAGAGGTGCCCCAGCTACCTTTCTACCGGCCGCGGTGGCAGTTCTCGTACTGGGCGGACCGGCTGGATGAGGCGAAGGAAGGGACCCGGATCATCCGGGATCTGTTTTCCCGATACAACGGGATCATGGGCGGAGCTGGAGGGGTGACCGTGCGCCAGGGCGCTTACATCGACTCGAGGCCGTACCAGGATCCCCAGACCAGGAAGTGGAATGCGCCCGTGGAGCTGTATTTTATTCACCGGGAGGGATCGTGAAAAAGGTAGCCGTAGTCGGATACGCCTTGCCTTCTCGAAAATACACGCCTTTCTACGATCCGGATTTCGAGATCTGGGGCTTGAACTGGCTGTTCTACAAGATCCCGAGGGCAACCCGCTGGTTCGAGATGCACAAAGAGCTCCAGCGGGTAGAGGACATCGAGCCGGAACGTTATCGGGAATGGCTGACGAGTCAAACGCGGATTCCGGTATATATGCATCGGGCGGTCACGGGAATCCCGGCCAGCACTCGCTATCCAAAGGAGGAGATCCTCGAGGAGTTCCCTCCGGTTTTCTCCTGCTCGGTGTGCTGGATGCTCGCCCTGGCGATTCATGAAGGGTTCGAGGAGATTCATCTGTATGGCGTGCACGCCGAGGACGGCTCCCTCTACGAGAGGCAGAAGCAGGGAATCAGCTTCTTCCTCGGAGTCATGCACGGCCGGGGGATCCGGTATTATCTTCCTCCAGAATCCTCCTTGCTCAAGGTGGGCGTACTCTACGGATACGAAGAGATGAGGCGAACATGAAGAAACTGGTAAAAGTGCGGCTGCTGGTTGACACCGGCAGGAACAAGGCCGGCGACGTCCGGAAATTGAATTCCGAGCGTGCCGAGGCATGGATACAAGCCGGGTGGGCCGAGTATGTTGAGAAACCAAAGGCCTCCCGGATGAAATCTGAAACGAATCTGACGAAGGAGAAGGAAAAATGAGTCAGACAACGGTACAAAGACCGGAGGCGGTCCGGTTCGGAAGCTGCAAGTTCGAGCTCGGCGAGACCCTTGGCACCCTGGTCAATATTGGGGCCTTGAGGAACTGCCAGATCGCGGAGAGCTGGGAGGAAGTCAAGGTCGAGAGCGGCAACGCAGGCGTCCTGAAGAAGAAGATCAAGAATCAAAAGGTTGCGATCACCGCCGACTGGCTGGAGTGGGACCTGGAAACGGCGAACCTGCTGCGTGGAGGGATCGACCAATATGATACTGTCGCGGGATCAGCGACGCCGGTGACCGATGAGGAGGTCAAGCTCGAGGATACCGACTTCGTCCGCCTGGAGCACAAGAACGGCGACAATACTGAAGTCGCCAGCATTGTCGTGACCTCAAACGATGCGACTCCGGTTGCCAGGACCCGGAACATCGACTACATCATCGGCGTAGATCCGGCCGGCTACACCTGCATCGCCAGGATCGAGGGCGGGGCGATCAGCGACGGGGACACCGTATTGGTCGACTATGAATATACCCCGAACGTCTCCAAGAAGCTGACCAGCGGTGGGAAGTTCACCATCAATCCGCGGGTCGTGAAGCTGACCAACAAGAACGAGGCCGGCAAGGATCTCACGATCACGATTTACTATGCGATGGTGGGCGAAGGATTCACCCTGCCGTTCCCGGACGACACGGCGGATGACGCCCTGGTGGCCGGAGTCAACCTGGTCGGAGAGGTGGACGCTTCCCGGGCTGCAGGCGATCAGCTCTACGAGATCCTGGACGAGCAGAGCGTAACCTGATGGGTGAGTTCTATAACCTTGATTCTCTGGTCGATAAACGCAAGACCATCAGGCTCGCTGACCGGGAAATCAACGTCGCCAAAGTCCCGGCGATCGTCGTGTTCAAGGCTGACGAGCTCCGGGATAAATTGCGCGATCTTAAAGTCGAGAACAGCCGTGAGCTTATCGAGGCGGCGGCGGACATCATTCTGATGATTGCCAAGGCCTCCGGGGATCCGGTCGAGCGGGACTGGCTTCTGGAGAACGCAACGGTTGAACAGATCCTCGAGTTTGTAGCCGTGGCTACGCTCGGTCCTGGATACAAAGAAAGGCCTAAAAAAAAAGAGCCGGTCAAGAACAGCGGAGGCGAATCGACTTAGAGCAGCTCGTCGCTGTCATGGGGCATTGGTATCCCTGGGCGACGAAGGATTTCATTCTCTGGGAGCTGAGCTGGAAACAGGTGGAGATGTACCTGTATCGGATGCCGAAAGAGCTCTGGAAAACGGTTTTTGTGGGAAATCCTGACAAACCCGACCTCGAGGCGATTCGCAAGATGCGGATGGGGAAAATCATAAGGCGGTGAAATGGCGACTGTTTTAGGCAGCTTGCTACTGAAACTCACAGGTGACACGGCCGACGCCCGTCAGGCAATCGACCAGGTGGAGAAGAAGGCGAAAGGCTTCTCTAAGTTCATCAAGGGCGCCATGGGAATCGGCGGTGCCGTTATTGCATTCCGGGCTCTCAAGAATATCTCAAAAGAACTGATTGCCGTGTATTCGGTCCAGGAAACCGCCGAAGCGAAGTTGCGAAGCGCAATCACGGCCACGGGGAAAGAAGGATTAATATCGGCACAGGCACTCTATGAGTACGCCTCGCAGCTGCAGGAAGTCACTACCTATGGGGATGAGGCCACTATCTCTGCCATGGCGCTCCTGCAGCAGCTGGGCGATCTCTCGGAAGAGGGCATAAAACAACTTATGCCCCTGATCCAAGATTTTGCTTCTAGCGGCTTGGTAAACTTAGAAACCGCAGTCTCCCTGGTCGGGAAGACTCTTGGTTCCACCACAAATGCTCTATCCCGATATGGCATCGTGATTGATGCTACGGCTCCCAAAGAGGAAAAACTTGCTCAGTTAACCGAAGCGATGCAGAAAAAGTTCGGTGGTTTGAGCCAAGATTTGGCCAAGACCGGGACCGGAGCTTTACAGCAGTATCAGAATGCCATGGGTGATTTGAAAGAGGTGATGGGAGAAACGGTTCTTCGAGGGATAGAACCATTTGTAAGAGGAATGACGAATGTCATCTCTGATCTAGTGAAATCCAAACAGGAAGCGATATTAACCAAGAGGGCCTATGAAGAGTTAAAAAATCTAGGAGAAGGACAGGTATTAGCAGAAGATCAACAATTACGCATCCTCAAGGACCAGGTTAATTTTCTTGGGCAAGTAGCTGTCTCTTATGAGATGCTCGACGAGAAAGCGAATGCGGCATATGAGGCGGCAAAAGAACGGCTGCAAGCGTATAAAGATGCCATAATCGCAGAAAAATATTGGAACGATCAGGCTGCCAGGGCTGCAAGTGAGGCAGCTAAAAGAGAAGCTGAGGAAGAGGCTGAAAAAGCTCGAAAAACCAAAGAAATGCTTGCATGGCAACAAATGGTGAATGACAAATATGCGGAGACGGAAGAAGCTCAGAAAGCTATTTTGGATGCAGAGATAGAAAAGTGGGAGTATGAATTAACCAAATCGAATGTTTACAAGCCGAAGATTGAGGCTATCCTTGAAATGCTTTACGAGCAACGTGATGCGGAAAAAGAAACCGGAGAAGCTGCCATTGAAGCAATCAATGAAGAAGTTGATGCTGCAATGGCGGCGTATCAGTTTCGTGTCGATGCCGAGCAAGCCTATCAAGAGGAGCTCGCGGCGATTCGCGAGAGGGCGCGAGAACAGGAGAAACTCGCAGCGGAAAAACTCGCAGAAGACAAGCGCCTGCTTGAACAAGCGACCCTCGATTTTATCACGCAGATATGGGGCGCGCTTGACTCCTTGAGCAGTGCCAGGGCGAGCCGTGAACTTGCTCTCCTGAGGAAGCGCCATGAGGCGGAGCTTGAAGGCTTTACCGGAACCGAGGAAGAGAAGCAAGCACTCCTTGAGAAGTTTGAGAAGGAGCGGGCCAAACTGGAGTATGAGGCAGCCATGAAGTCGTGGAGGCTGCAGCTTGCCGGCGGGTTGGCTGCTGCCGCCCGCGCGATCCTGGAGGCGGCCAAGAACGCCTGGCCGATCCCGGCCCTGCCGATGATGGCGCTGGCCGGCATAATGGGCGGGGTTCAGGTCGCGGCAATCCACGCGGCCAAGCCGATTCCGGCCTTTGCCGAGGGCGCGGATTTTATTGTACCTCCCGGATATCCGAACGACTCCTATATCTTTCGGGCCGAGAGTGGCGAGCATGTTGAAGTCACGCCGCCAGGCCGGGAGGAAGGATTTTTTGTAGCAGCTCCTCTGTATCTCAACATAGATTCCAAGCCGATCTATCAAGGTCTATTACGAGCTTCGAAAGCGGGAATAGCCCTGATCAATGAAAAGGCGGTGACGACGAGATAAGGAAGGAAAACTTGCGCCTGTTATATGACAACGAGATTGACAAATACACGTCCCTTTTCAGCTCGCAGAATACGAACTTCCCGGCTGAAAACGTCAAACACATCCACCTGAGCTCGCCCTGGAGAACTACCGGTGTGACCGGGGAATACTACACGATCGACGCCGGTGAAGGAAAGACGATCACGGCCGACTGCGCGGTCATCGTGGGAAAGACGCCGGATTACAGCCATAACCTCACGAGCGGGGCCACGGCGAAGATCCAGGCGCACCCGACGAACACCTGGACCTCTCCAGACCTGGACCAGGCCTTCGCCTGGAACGCGGACAGCATGATTGTATTTTTCACCCAGATAACGAAGCGGTTCTGGCGATTCTATCTCGACGACGCGGCCAACCCTGACGGATATCTCAGCATCCCCCGCCTGGCGCTTGGAAAGTTCCTGCAGATGCCGGGCGTGGAGCCGGACTTCGATCTACCGCGGGTTACCTCCTCCCGGCGATCTATCTCGCCTTCAGGCCAGGGATACGGCGACAAGGGGAATTTGTACCTGGCTCCTGCTTTCTCCTTCCCGTTCCTGGACCAGGATGAGCATGAAGCGCTTGAGGGGATGTGGGTGGGCGTGGAGAACATCAAACCCGTGGTCTTGGTGATCTGGGAGGAATCTCTCGATATTCAGGGGCCGATCTACTGCTGGATCGACCAGGACAGGCTCGGCTGGAAAAAATCGAATTCCCCGGGTCTGTACTGGGCGCTTCAAATCAATTTTTTGGAGGCATTTTGATGGCCCTTGCACAAGTCACGGTATATGCAACCCAAATCGCTAAGCAACGCCTCGGCTACCAGGCGATCAGTCTCACCAATTACAACAACGATCTGGAGCCTCAGATTGCCGCCGGCAGCAAGGTCGAGATCGGTTCGGCGCTGTTCGAGGCGGCGGCCAATGAGTCGATCTCCGGCTGGGCTGGCATCGGCAATGATAGCAACGTGTACATCAAGCTGGTCGTCTCCGGAGCCACGGCGACCGCAGAATTCACGACCACAGCGCCGACCTGGAGTACTTCGAAACAAGGCTTTTACGACGGCAACGATCGGTACATCGGGCAGTTGTTAAAAGATTCTTCCGGAAACTACTCCCACAAGATGCTCTATGGGAGTTTGTCCCCGGGAGGGAACAAGATCGAGGAAATAGGAAAAGTCGAGGCCTATATATTCAAAGAGATTCCGGGACACCTCTGGTGTGACGGATCCACAATCAGCGATACATCGAATCCGGAATACGAACGCTTGGTCTACGAACTCAAGAAAGAGGCGGGAGCAGATTCAGGACATCCCTATTATCACCCCGACTCGGACAAGGCGGTGCTTCCGGATCTGCGTGGTGCTGCAATCCGGGGTGTGGATATCGCAGCAAACCGTGACAAGGATGGAGTGAGGAAATCGGGCAGTTATCAAGCTGATGATAATAAAGACCATACTCATACAGTACGAACACGAGGTGCAACACAATCAATTGATAGTGTAGCATTTAATAACAATGGTGATGGAGATATATATGATATAACAAATGCTGCTTTATCTTCAGGGTCAACTGAAGCAACGATGAAAAATATTGCTTTGTACTACTTGATTAAATACTAATGAGCACGTTTGCTGAGTTAAAAGATGGCCTTTGCGACTGAAATAGTAAAACCTGTTAACGATCCGATCGTTCTCTTTGAGATCGATCTATCCGTGAAGCACAAAAATCGAGCATGAGCACATTTGCCGAGCTGATAAAAGAGCCTTCCTCGAAGAAAATCTATATCGCTGAGATCGACATCGCTAAGCTGCTGAGCTTCGCCGTCAATTGGCGGGCATTCTGTTACATGGTGAATCTCGACGTAGATTATCCGGATGATCCGGAGATTGCCGAGGAGTTTCTCAATGGCGTGGAAGTGATCATTATTACTCAGATCGGCTCGATGAGAAGCGACGGAATATTACTCCAGTCGGTAGATAGCGCTCTTGATGTGCAAGAGAACGAGCTCTCTTTCTACTGGGATTCTGTGAACAAAGACTTATATTTTCACCTGCAGGACGGTGATGAGCCTGAGCTACATAGATTGACGATCGGCGAGATCTTTGGTGTTGCCAATTTTGCGGATAATTATGGTGGATTTGTTTATGAGAGCCGGCTCCTGAGCTTTCCTGGAATCGATCGGCAGAAAGATCCGCTGTTCTTCGGGAAGATCGTGTTCGAGAGTGGCCGACTGGAATGGGACAACCACGACGGATACTTCGATACGTTCTGCGAGGACCGGAATGTTGTCAATGCCGTGTGCCGGGTCAAACAGGGATTCCCGGAATTGGATTTTTCTGACTACCTGCAGACGAGCTCCGGGATTGCAGAGAAATTTAGTATTGGTCCGGAGAAGTTTACTGTTGATTTTCGGGATCGTCGAGCATGCCTCGATAAAAAGATCCCAGACGCGATATTCAAGCAGACGACTTATCCATACCTGAAAGAGAGCAACATTGGCAAGAGCATTCCGATTGCCTACGGAATACTGCGCAATGTCCCCGTTATCTGCACGAATGAGGAGGAGGATCCTCCACCGACTGACTACTCGTTCAAGCTTTGCGATACAACCTATCATGGCATTAAAGAGATCACGGAGGTCCGGGTCGAGGGGGCGGCCAAGACGCCGAGTTCCTCGAATCTGATGAATGCAACCTTTGAACTGGCCGCGACCGACTACTCTCCGGGCGATGAGGTCCGAGTCGATTTCCAGGGTTATGTAGATGATAGCGATAATCTGATTAAAAATCCTCTGGATATCATATTGGATATGCTCGTTACCTACTATCCGATGAATTACAATAACCAATATTTCAATACGGCTGAGTGGGAGATCGCTAAGCTCGCATCATCCGACATTCATTACTACTCAAGAAAACCCAAGACGATTATCGATATCATCGAGGAAATCTGCAACAGCACGTTTCTGCTTTTTATCCCGCTCCCCGATGATCGATATACGGCCAGGTACTACGACCAGTATGCGCCAACCCTGCAAACGATCCCCCGCGAGGAAGTGTTGGAGACGCCGACAATCGAATACGATTCGACCCAGATGCTGCGGTACATACGAGTTGGATACGACCGCGATTGGGCTGAGGGTGATTTCAAATACTATCTGCACGACAGTGAGGATGAGCGGATTGATCGCGACGAGACGTTCGAGACGCTGTTAACAACGGAAGCCGACGCGCAAGCCTTCGCCGAGACCGTGATGCTGCTCAGCGGTGATCTATATAAACCGTTCAACATCAAGATCAAGCTCCAGGCGCTCGAGCGCGAGATCATGGATTTTATTGACGTGGAGATCATGCGACGCAGTAAGAAGATGCTTGGCACAGTTAAAGCGGAGATTCTCGGTATCAAGCAGAATCCGGATGAGGCGTGTATGACGTTAAGCTGTCGCATCTTGGAGGTAAAAAAAAACTAATTTATTTAGAAACCTCGTATTACGGGGACACATACTACGGGGACAATTACTATGGCACGACAGTCAATTAGGAGAAAATCTAAATGGGTTTTATGAACATAAATCTATCGGGTACATCGTTCAGCGACTACAAGCTCACCGATGTGGGCTCTTCGGCCTATCAGCTCGAGCATGACTGGTTCACCAAGGAGGATTTAGAGATCTGGACCGATGTTGGTAAGACAGGAACGCAGCTTGCTGAAGGAATTGACTATGAGCTTTCAGAAGAGGATGAGGATCTATCTTTTCGCGTTAGTCAAACTATAGGTGAAACCCGAACCGTTTATCATAAGATCACGATCATTAACGCTACCTACCAAACAGGAGATCTCTACCACTCTGGCAAGTATATCGCAGATACCGTTGATGCAGATGATATAAATAACTTGGCAAATCATGCTGGTTTGACGGCAGCGGGCACTCACGGTTCTACTGTCTCTGCGACCGCGAACAAGCTTATACACCGCGATGCCAGCGGTCGAGCAAAGGTAGTTGCGCCATTGGTTGCTGCAGACATTGCGATAAAGAGCACCGTGGATGTGGTACAGACCAACCTGAATACTCATGCCGCTCTGACGGCAGCGGGCACCCACGGATCTACTGCAGCAGCAACGGCTAACAAACTTGTACACCGGGACGCTTCCGGCCGGGCGCAGATAGTATCACCTTCGGTAGCGGCAGATATTGCAAATAAAGGTTATGTAGATGGTGTAGCTGGCGGCGCTGCTCTTTTCCCGGTCGGCTGTGGAGATGCTCCCGACATCACGCTGAGCGGCGGGACACGTACTCAGCATATTATTTATTGCAACAACTTCACGGTATCAGAAAATACAATCCTGAAAGCCAATTTGGTGATTTGCGAGGGTGATTTTACAATTGAGAGTGGCAAGGTTCTAACCGTGAGTCCGACTTTGCAGAGAGATGATGTATATTATAACGGTTACACCAGTCCTACAGATCCCGAAGTTGTACCCATTTATTCAGGAAAAGGGGGACGTTATTTAGGCAACTACGGTTCGGGCGGTGGTGGTGCTTGGGGTGGATACGCCGGAAACCTGAACGGAGCCAACGGGGGTCAGGGCGGCGGATCTCTTTGTTGTTGGGGTAAACATTCTTTAACGACAAAGGGGGGTGAACCACGTCTGAAGTCGCCAGCTTTCTCCTTTGGTGGTGATGGCGGTGGATCTAGTCACACCGCTAGTGGAGGTGGAGGAGCTGGTCCGGGTGCCGGTGGTGGAAGCGGCTACAGTGGAGGTGCCGGTGGTGCTGGTGGTGGCTGTCTTTTTATTATTTGTAAGGGAAACTTTGTAAATAATGGCACGATCAATTGTAATGGCGGAAATGGTGGCACAACTAGCGGGCGTGGTGGCGGCGGTGGCGGGGGCGGCGTTATTGTTATTGTCGCATACGGTTCATCGTATACAGGAGGCACGATTAATTGCAAGGGCGGAAATGGTGGTAGCACGACTTATGACGGCGGTGGCGGGGGTGGCGGTCATATCGAGATTTACGCCAAGACCACTTCTTTTGGTACTCTGTCAGTTGCCGGTGGAAGCGGACCTGGGTCAGCTTATAATGGTGGTACAGGCACCATACAAACTATAAATATTTCGAGTGCTGTCCATGAATATTTGGGTGGTGAAAATGGGGATTTGATGGCCGGTTTTGTGTTTAATTTTATGCCAGGTATAAAGGGAGTATTATAATGGGATATTGGTTAGAAAATGGTTGGCATTACTGGGAGGGAGATCCTCGCCCAGAAGCACAAAATGTGACCGAGGTTCCAAGGCGACCCACCCCTGATCATGTATGGAACGGCTCGGCCTGGGAGGTTCCTGCCGAGATCGCCGCTCTTCGCAAAGAGGAGGCAGCGGAGTCAACTCTGCTTTCCGAGGCGAAGCTCATCAAGATCCTTCTAATTATGATGAAAGCAATCGAGGCTATTGCAAAGAACGAACAGATCCCAGCTGAGTGTATCGCGCTCAAGAAGCGAATTGATGAACTATTGAGTGAGTAAAATGAAACCCGAAGATATACAGAAATTATCTGACCGCGAGCTCCTCATCAAGACCTTCGGCGACGTGGAGCATATCAAGGGCATATTGGGTAACGGCGGTGGGGTGCTGGGAGATGTGCGCCGACTGAAAAAAAATTGTGTGACTCGTGGCGAACTTACACTCACGGTAGCGATCATCAGCCTGATCTTTGTGGGAATAGGAGTGCTGCTCTATTTCTTGTGAAGTAGTGAACTGGGAGGGGAACTATG